CGGGACCTAAAGGCAATCCTTGATTGATTATGCCCTGGGACTCATAAAATACGACACTGCGCATAATGTCCTGTGGTTATGTTTAAGACTTGGCCCCCTGCCAGAATGGCAAGGGCAGGGGGCTCCCGCAGGGATGTTTAATATAACCCGCATTATGCGCAGCCAGCCCCCGCTCACGCTGTCCCCCACGAACTGCATCACGCGCCCGCCCTGGGCGAGTTCAAGCGCCGCCAACACCTCCTACAGCCGCTGACAGACCGAGCCTGACGGGGCCCCCGCAGGGGGTGTCAGCCTCGGACTGTCAGGCGGGGAACGCTGGCACCGCTCCGGCTTTGCCTCATGGGGCCGTCAGCAGAGGCGTGGGGTTCGTTGTGGCATCAGGCGGTGCGCTAATTTGCGTATTATGCGAAATATTTTTCGTAACTGTTACCGTATTTCCTTGCTTTTATGGTAACTGTGACCGATAATCTAATTACGGTAACGGTTACCGCAAATCGAGGGAATGAAGATGACCGCATACGTTGAATGTTACAAACAGGATGCTTTTGGCAGGTTCCCGAAGGGTACTAAGTATCCAATAATCCGCGAGACCAAGACCACTTGGCGTGTCTTTTTCGGTAACTGGGAAGGCACTGTTTTCAAGGAATCAGGCCGCATCATGCATCATCATGGCACTGATTCTGCTGAGTTTTGTCTTCACGTTTCGACTCCAGACCCTGTATCGGTAACTGTTACCGAAAAGCGGGGCAGGGGTCGCCCAGCTACTGGCAAGGCCCTTTCCCCAGCTGAGAAGCAAGCCCGTTACCGCGCTCGCAAGGCTCAAGAAACTGTAACTGTTACCTTTAATCGTTCAGATATTCCCGCCCTCAAGACCCTGTTGGCTCAAGCTGATCTTTCGCAATTGCTTCCCCGCGATGAACTCGATCGCCTGGCCAAAGCAGTGTTCGATTCCGCACTGAGCCAGTCTCTTTAGTCTTTCAGGGGCTTTAGCCCCTATAAGGCGGCCCACCTGCGCCTAATGTCGTGACGTAGGTAGGCCCGCCGAAACGTCTTTGTGGTGCCTCTGTGAGCCGTTGCCCCCCTTCCTCTGCCAAACCTGTCTTTACTGCCCGGATAGGACGTCCAACAGCAAGATCCTCCTGTCGAAGACAAGCGACACTCACGGGCAGCATTCTTTGGAAGTAAAAGACCCCGCCGTGGGGCAGGGTCTTTTGGGGTTGTCGAAGTCCGGGGGCCAGTGACACCCGGACTTTGGTATGGTAACCCGTACTAACCGACCTCTTTTGACTGTCTTTTTCCCTTCATATCCTTCACGGCTTCGGGCAGGTACTCATCAAAAAGGTAAAAGGCAACCTCTGTCCACTTAACCGCCCTTCCGGTGGCATAACTCACTTCTATTGCTGCCCTTTCTAGCTGAAGTTTCCGTTTTTCGGAGACTCTTAGCGATGTGTACTTCTTTTCCATTACACCTACCTTGTCCGCTTGTATGCACGGATATTAGACCACACGCATACTTTCAACATAAATGTGCTTGCATACATTAATGCCCTGTACTAGCTTGGTTCACATAAATACTTTAACGCATGTATGCACGGGTGCATTAATGTTCTTCGATTGGCTGGCCATAGAACAGGATTTCGGGTTTCAGCTCCCTCTGCTTGATGGGAATGCGTATGCCCGTCTTGTGGTAGAGGAGGGGGAGATTGTGGAAACTGGTGCTGTCTGTTCGCCTGCCTTCGCTTACAAGGGTTCCCATTGTGACTTGGTTCATCTGCGTGTGAACGGGTCAACGGTTCGGATGTGGGGCAATCCGTCCAGGTGGGGCCGTCTCGATAACCTTTGGGGTCTTCCGACCATTGATGCCTGTGTGGCCGTCTACAACGGGATTCTTCGCGACATTTATGGTCACTGTGACCAAATTCCCCAGTTTACCAAATGCACCCAAGTGTTTTACGCCCAAGGCTCGGCCTGTGAGCATATCGGCGCAGATGGCGCGATTATTCGCGAGTTCCACGTTACCGAAAATGTGACGGTGGGCGCCGGCAATGAACGGGATTACATCAGCGGGTTATCCACCCTTCGTTATCGCCATTCGCACCCACGGCTCCACACCAACGGTAATTCGGTTGACTGGCTTTCAAAGGCTGGTAACGCCGCCCTGATATATCCGACTGTCTATATCAAGGGTCGTGAAATGGAGATTCATTCCCTCGGCAAAATTGCCCGTAATTTCGGCGATGTTTCCGACGAAATGGACCACATGAAATATCTGATTTCCTACTGCGATGCAGTGGGCCTTGTTCGCTTCGAACAGAAGTATAAAAGCAGGTATATCCAACGAAATAATATGCAGTACTGGGGATTGTCTGACCATTCCCCACTTAAACAGTTGATGGAAGAATTCACCAATATTGACCAAAAATTGAGCGTGACTAGCATGGACTTTGAAACAATATCTGAGCGTCTTGTGACGCTGGGCATCGTGGATAATACCCGCGCCGCCAATACCACTGCCCTCTATGCCTTGCAATGGATGCACGGTCAGGACTTTGATTTGGCCAAGGCACAAGTCAAGGTTCACCGTGCTCGCCTGCGCAAGCTGGGCATCGACATTGCTACCAAGTGCAATGTTAGCAAATTCAGCCCGATATTCGTCACGGCTCGCCGCGAGGTGAAATCGAATATCGCCGTTCCGCCGAGCTGGTACGAAATGCCGCGCATTCTGAGGGCAGTGGCATGATTACTACCCATAGCGGTTATCTTCGTGAGGCCATGACCATGAACAGATATTGCCCCTGCTGCCATCTGCTGATATTGCGTAACAGTGACGAATATTGCCACCGTCAAACCTGCGTTGATATTCGTGCCGCCGCCGAACGTCAGAAACACATCAATGAGCACGGTAAATACATTCTTCAATACGAAACTTTTGACGCCACCACTGAGGTGATGCGATTCGACGATGAAGGTGAGTGTTATTACCACGCTGATTTAATTCGCGAGCAGGTCGCTGACCTGTTTGTTATCAACCCTGACGGCTCGACCGTCGAACTCCGCCAATAAGGTGAATTGACATGAAAGTGACATTTATCGGAGCTACCCGCCGCAAAGGCAACGCCAAGGCCACTGGCAAGCCTTACGACATGTGCATGTGTTTCTACGGCACCCGTGTTGAATCCGTTTCCACGGCCAACATGCAGTACTACGGCTACGGCCATGAGACCCGGGAAATGGAGTTGAACCCCGAGGCGCTCGACCAGTTCGCCAACATCCGGCTCGGTCAGGAAATTGACCTGATTGTCGAGCCCAAGCCCAGCAATCCGCGCTTCACCTGGATTGTCGGCGTCACCGCTGCAAAGGCGGCCTGATTATGCAGTGCGTGCAAACTCTCGCGGATGGAACGCTCCAGGCTATCGCGGTAGCCGAGGGGGAGACTTGCAGCACTGGCCTGTATCTGGTGCAGGCTGCCGATAATGCGTGGGCGGCCTTGCTGCTGGACCCTGCACCCTGGGTTAACGACATGTCGCTTGCCTTCGGTGTGGGGATAACAACACCTCTCCTGGCCTACGTTGTTGCGCGGGTCTTCGGGGAGTTGATGAATATGTTCAATCACGATGAGAAAGGAAGCTAAGTTATGGAAACTGTTAGCAAAGTAGGTAAGTACGGCATAACCGCCGCTGTCGCTGCTGGTCTGGTCATGTTGTCCAGTTCTGCCAACGCTGCCCTGGACTTCTCCGCTATCACCGATTCGGTGACTGGCGCTGAGGTTCTGGCTGGTATCTCCGCCGTGGTGGCCATCCTGATCGTGCCCACTGCGGGTAAGTGGGCCTTCCGCAAAGTCATGGCGATGTTCGGTCGCTAAGGCAAATCAACCCGGGGGAGGTAACTCCCCCTCTAACTGCGGGGGTCATATGGTCTGGGTGCCGCTCTTCTTTGTGCTTGGAATTGCCACCGCTTCGGCCATCATCAGGGGGCTCGGATAGTGGACATCAAACAGTGGGCCCGCTGGCTCGCAAATAAACTAATAGGGGTTCTCTGGTTCATCGTCAGGAACCCTTTTTTGATCATCAAGCGGGTAATTCGTTGGTCGCTGATTGCCGTGTTCTGGCTATTCCTGCTGGGGTGGGGAATATCTGCTTTTGCTGTCGAGTTCTCTCCTGCAAAGAAAACCGCCGTTCAGATTGGTACTTGCCAGAAGTTGAATAACAATTCCCCTGTTGATTCTCGCACTGGGGTTGATTTTGCTGCTTGTCTTGCTCTTGGTAAGACGTGGGATTCCTCCGCAGCTCAATATCCGACTAGGTGGAATCCGCTTGGCACGAGCGGTACGGTGTTCGACCTCCAAGTTCAGGTCGGAGCCTCTTGGTATGGTACTAATACCCGTTTTTCTGTCACTGGCTCCCAGGACAGTTACTCCTGCCCCCCTGATGGCAAACCTAATTTTACAGTAGGCCCCGTAGATATTAATGGTACCAAGGTTTGTCAGACTGCCCCTATAACCTGCAAGATGGGCGAAATAAAAGCCGTTTCCGAAACTACCGGTGCCGAGACCTGTAAAGAGAATTGCGCCTCGGTCGCGGGTCAAGGTCTGACTGGTGCCGCCTACAATCAGGCGTTCTTGCCGTCTGCCACTGTGACTTGTTACGGCTCCTGTTCTGTTATCTCTCAAGGCACCACCGTTGTGCTTCCCGCGAACGGGTTCACCATGCACGGTGACATCCAGTTCACTGGGGACAAATGTCCGGTGACGTTCCCTGATACGGGCGATGGCCAGCCCGTTTACAACGACCAACCCGAATCCTCCGACGAAACCAACAACGCTCAAGACCAACTCCAGAACGCTGCCAGCAACGCTACCAGCACCGACAACGCTATTTCTGGCGCCACTGGTACCGCCGACCTCAATCAAGTCGTGGACAAGATAGCGGAAGCCAGCAACGCCCAAATCAAGGCCATGAGCGAGCAGAACGCCGCCATGGGCAAAGTCATTGAGGGGGTGGGCAAGGACATACAGGGGGCTATCAAGCAATCCGGTGGTGGTGGTTCTGGTGCATCCATGGGCCAGCTCGCAACGGCCAACGCCATCAAAGAGGGGAATGCGACCCTACAAGAGATCTCCGACAAGCTCGACGAACAGCAGAACCCTGAGCCGCCAGTGAAGCCCGGTACCGACTTGGCCGCCGATGCATCCGGTATCCATGAGTCGAATGACTGGGGTCAACGTAACTTCGGCACCGTGCTGACGGCCAACGCCGAACGGTTCAAGGCTCTGCCTGTCTTTTCGCTGCCGAGCACCTTCTTCAATGCCAATATCGCGGGCGGCTCCTGCCCGTCTTACACCGGGTCATTCACCCTGTTTGGGACGTCGTTCGACGTCAGCTTTGATGCGTTCTGCTCTCAGACCCTCATGAACGTCATGCCCTACATCCGGGCTGTGGTCATGATGCTGTTCGGCTGGCTAGCGTGGCGCATTGCTGTAGGGAATGGAGGTTGATATGCAAGAGCTGATGGACTGGCTTTATTCGATTATTAGCGCGGTACTGGCATGGCTCCTGGAGCTGGTCACCGCTGTGATGAACTGGATCAAGGACTTGGCCCTTGATTTGTTCTCGCTGTTCCTGGACGGCCTCTACGCGCTGTTCTCCTTGCTTGAAGTGCCTGACTTCCTGAGCGGGTCGATAGGTACCGCCTTCGAGGGGCTGCCAGCGCTGACACTCTACTATCTCGCCCAGGTGGGCCTTGCCCAGGGGCTGCTGATGGTGGGTGCTGCCTATGCGTTCATGCTGCTTCGCAAGCTGTTCACGTTGGGGCAGTGGTAAATGATCTTCTTCCATGAAGGCATGCCCCGCTCTGGCAAGTCCTATGAGAGCATGGAGAAGCACATCATCCCCGCCCTGGCCAAGGGGCGGGCGGTCGATGCGTACCTGTACGGTCTCGACCATGAGAAGATTGCACCGCTCGCCGGTATTGATGTTGAGCGATGCAAGGAGCTACTGGTTGAACTCACCACCGAGCAGGCCAGCGAGTGCTGGAAGTACGTTCGGGATAATGCGCTGGTTATCCTGGATGAAGCCCACAAGTTCTGGCCCTCTGGCCGCAAGCGTCCCCCTGAGGAGATGTGCAACCTTGTGGCCGAGCATGGGCACCGTGGCATGGACATGCTTTTCATGTCGCAGACCTTCAACTCCGTTCACAAGGTGATCCAGGACAGGACGAATAAAAAAGTAACGTTTACCAAACTCGACGCTGTGGGCATGGAGAAGAAGTACAACTGGACGGCGTACCAGGGCACGCTGGGAACGCGGGGCGGTAGTAGTTTCGTCACGTTCTCCAAGATGGCTGATGGGGTAGGGAAGTACGACCCCAAATTCTTCGGCACATATAAGAGTCACATCAATGAAGATATTCAGACCGAGAATTACAAGGACCAACGCTTTAACTTATTTAATAAGAAGAGTATTAAATATGGCCTGCCGCTTCTTGCCGCTGCCTGTATTTATGGCATTTATTACCTTACGCGCTTCTTTAGCGGGGAAGTATTCCTTGAGAGGCAGGCAGAGCACCAAACACCACAAGCAGGGCAGGTACAGACCGCGCAGTCCGTCCCCGTGAAGCCTAAGGCGCCTGAGCCGGATGATTTTATCTACCAGTCATTGAAGGGGAGGGATTACTCCCTGACGTACCTTTCCAAATTCGGTGACAAGGTAATGGACTTCTGGGTCGAGATACGCGACGAGAAAGGGGAGACCTTGGAGACATGGCAAAAGGCTGACTTCGATTCTTTCGGCTACAAATACAAGGTGACGACCACCGGGATGATAATTGCCAGCATCAAGGAAACCGAGCTTTTATTCCGTGAGAAGCGATTGCCTAATTACGTACCGACCAAGAAAGACAATATCGACATGTCCGCAACCAACCCCCTCAACTGATACCCTGATGCCGATAACCCCATTTATCGGCATAAAGTAACTGTTACTTTACCTTGCACAATCCTTGGCGTGTGCTATATTTAAGTAACGGTTACTTAATGGAGTGATGAACATGGCTAGCGATCAAATTGCCCGTATTGATGGCATTCTTCTTAAGCTTCATGAAGATATAAGTCTTTGTAACGAGCTTATGGAAAAGTTCAATATTGAAAAGCAAAAGCGTTCCCCGGGGCGCCCGTGCCTGGGGGATGCACCTCTGACCCCAGCAGAGAAGCAACGTCGTTACCGTGAGCGCCAAAAGTTGAAAATCGTAACTGTTACCGAAACTCAGCCATCAGGTGGTATCCATCTTTCCTTTCACCCAAAAACAGAATTACCGGATCCCGGCCGTAGCGTTGTTGTACGTTACCGAGACCATAGTCGTTCCTGGTACAACTGGGGCACTTCTTCTGAGATGCTCATTGCCATTCTCAAAGTAAAGCCTTCTCAGTGGCACACCAGGGAGGAGTTGACCCGCTCAAAAGAGCTTGTTGTCGATTGGGCTTATGTCCCTGACGTTCTTCCTTACCCTGAACTCGACTCTGCCTGTGGTGGTGATGCTCTCAAGGGGGGTAAATGACATGTTCATCCGGATGCTGCTCACGTTCATTGCTTCTTTTGCGCTTCTCATGCTCTTGGCCGCCAGCAATCTTGGCTTTGGTCTCTGGGCCACTGTCCTGGTTGTCTGCTTGTCGCCGTTCATCTGCTTTGGTGTCGTGACACTCATCGCTTACTTTGCCGAGTGGACCGATGGCCTTGAGCGTAGAAGGCGCATTGCCAAGGCCAAGGCCCGTAAATCAACCTCTGGGTGATTGCGCATAATGTCCTGTGGTTATGTTTAAGACTTGGCCCCCTGCCAGAATGGCAA